CGGAAACGGGCGCCGCTGAAGAGTTAAACGCCCGCGGCCTTCTGCTCTGCAGCGATCTCGGCGAGCCGCGCTGTTAGTGCGCCTCCGGTTAGCAGAATGTTTGCCTCTTCTACTTTTCCGGCGAAGAACGCCGCTGTTAAAGGTCCGCCCGGCGTCGGCGCCGGCATATCTCCCAAGCCGACCGTCTGGCCCATATCGTTATGCCAATACGCACTGAGGGCAGGCGACGGCTCAGGAAAAGCGGGAGGCGGCAGATGCAAACCGGCGCGATTATCGGCGTTCGCCGTCCAGTCAGAGACCCGGTGAGCATAGTTGGGTACGCCTTCCATCGGATCGTTCTGGATGCCTTCTAAATGAACGATTTCACCGTTGAGCCGATCAATCAGATCCATCGCGGCCTGCTGCTGCGGCTGAACGATGCCGAGGTCAGAAATGCGCTGGCGCCGGCTGGCGATGGCTTGCCCAAGAAATACCCTTATCTGTGCGATCTGGACGAGCGTAAAATCGGCGCGTGGTTGGTTCGGCGAAGGGTAACCGCCTGCAATTGCGGGCGCACTGGTGGCCCAAAATGTTCCCATACTGTTGTTCTCCTTTTGTTTGAATGCGATGTCTACGTTTGATTCCGTGCTTCCAGAAGTCCTGCTGAAAGCAGACCCAACTTGCGGAGGTGATACGTCAGGTCCGTGAGGATATCGGCCTCACCATCTTTGTCCCAAAAGCTACGGTTGAGAAGATCGACCACCCGCATACGTTCGCCTTCCCAGCGTTCGCGTGTAGCGCGTGGCTCTGGTTTCTCTGGTTCAGCATCCAAGATTCTGCGAAGTTCATCACGTTCTTTCTGACATTGCTGAGAGAAGCTGAAGGCGATCATAAACGACCACCCCGAGAGACGGACCTATTGTTTCCCGATATCCTGAGCCTTAGGCGCGCTATCCAAAGCCTTCTTGATCGTGTCCTTGAATACGGCTGAGAGCATCATCTTCTCAACGACACCCGAGATCCCATGACGCAGACTCATGCCTCCGAGCGCCGCCAGGATCGTGTCGGTGGCGTCCTTGCTGCTCAGGTGCCCGGTCCACCATCCGCTGAGTGCGTAGAGAATAGTAACCAAGCCAACGATGTAAGTCTTCCTGCCTTTTAGGAAGTTCCAGAATGCGATCATGTGTTCGATTCTCCTGCTTGCGAATTGATATTCCCCCTCGCAGATTGGATCGCTGCCGTTACGTGCGGACCGCGAGACAACGTCAATATCTTGTCGGCGTAATCTGGGTCTGTAGCATAGTGAGCCGATAGCGCCCGAACGTAAGCCGGGAAGTCCCGGTCCTGCTGATATTGTTCGAACGACGATCGGAAGAACGTCCCGGTCGTTATGAGATTTGCATGACGAGTGAAAGCATCGGCCAGTGTGGGGAAAGCCTCAAAGTTCTGGTCGATTATCTCTTGGGCCCCTGCCACCACTTCTGTGGTCGCGCAACGTGTGTACGCTTCGTCTCCGACTGCTTTTATGCCGAAGGGGTTATTCCCTGGCTGATGTCTCCCCCATCCCGATTCGTCTATCCATTGCGGGACAGTCAGTTCGGCCGGGACGCCGGTAGCAGCCTCGGACTGCACTGCCGCTTGTGCGGCTGCTGAGAGGTTATCGAGTTGTTCCTGAGTCAGCGACATTAGGCTATCCGCTCCGCGCATACTCTGGCCCCGGTGATCTTGCCCTCTTCGGAAATTTCGATCTCGATGTCGAATCCGTCACGATGGATCTCAAGCTGAAGGCCGCCGTCGGAACATGGGACTACAGAGGTCTCATCCACAGCCGCTATGGCCTTCGCGCTTATTCGTTTGGCATTCACCAAGTCCCAGCCTTCCTGGAGTTCCAGCAGAGTACGCTTCCAGTTACTGCCGATGATCGGGGCTGCCATGTCTTCAGGAACTCCGCCGGATTCCCATCTCACGATGTCGCGTGGCTTTCTCTATCCCGCCTGCCTTACCACGCCGGGGCGCGGGCGGATCTGAGCACGGCTTAAGCTCTGCCCCAACAATGCACATATCGTGATCGTGATTATTAAGGCCGGGGAGAACTGTAGTCGTACCCTGTTTCCAAATGTCAATTTGCATCACCTGCCTTTATGCCGTAAAATGACTTTGGCTCACTTGGCACGTAATGGTGCACCCGGCATACCCACGGGATAGTTATAAGTGGGCCACTAAAAACTTCTCCCTATCCCAGCTTCATATATCGTCTGCGTCGAGCTGATGGCGGTCTTCAGCACCCGCGCCCCCAGCACAACGCACCAGGCGCTCTTGCCGATCTTGATGACTCCAACGCCGCCGCCGGAGAATGCCCCGCCCAGGTTTGTCCCGCTTAGAGCCACGCCCGCGTCTCCGAGGCCGAAGATGCTCACTGGCCCGTATCTCCGAACCAACGTGGCGAAGCCGGTTCGTGTACTTGTCTGGATTGTGAACGGTCTCGCCGTCCGCGAGGTCACGTCGTAGGTCGAGTACGAATAGATGCCCACGCCCGGCGTCGAGATCAGATGCGCCATCGAAGCCCAGCCGTTGATCTGCGGGTGAGCATATTGGTTCCAGCCAGCGCCCGCGGCGTAGAAGTTCGGCGGCAATTCAGTGGTTGTCGGAGTCGATACGGGAACAGGGACGGTAATCACCGGAATCGGCTCGGCAGTGGGCGCCGGAGCAGGAGGCACAACGGCAGGCGCGGGCTTTGGGATCGGGCAGGTGTAGGACGCTCCGTCAGGGTTTACCTTACAGCCGGGAGGAATCGTCTGGCAGTGCGCCGTCGCCGCGAATATGAGGATCATCAGTACGAGTGCGAGTCCAGCCAGTGTCAATTTGAAAGTCTGTCCATTCATTTGGTTATCTTCGTTTCCTCTACCGTCGTTACGATCACCGCTGGCGGGTCCTTGCGCTTCTCCGTAGTTTCTACGGTGGTCACGGTCTTCACGGCTGGCAGCGGTTTCTGGTGCAGATACGCAAAGAACGGCGGCAGGCCGGAAAATATGAAGGTCCAGAACATGACTTTCAACAGCAGGGCCGGATGCTGGATGTTAAAATCGTTCGGGTCAACGACTATCGTCCCCAAGCCGCCCGACAGAGCCCCAGAGCCGCCTCCGATGAAGGCCGCGAACAAGCCGTACACCCACTGATCCCAGTCGAGGTTTAAGAGTCTACCCATGTATCACCGTCCGCGTATAGAATAGAGCCAACGTGCCGCTGGCCCATGACGTTCTCCGCTTCGTGCTGATAATCGTCATGGCCATTTACCTCTGGTATTTCTGGAAGACCTCGCGGGGCCACTTTGCGTTTGCTACCTACGTCCTACTGCTGATCTGGCAGGCCGTCTGGATGCACGCTCCGGGCGATATGGCTTGGTGGGCGTCTCGCTGGTTGCTCCTCGAGTCTGCTGTCATGGCAATGATGGTCTGCGCGGTGTACGAGGCGTTTTATTGGTCTACCGAATGGCTTCCGGCCCGCGAACGGCAACTGCTGTTTTCCTGTCTGATCGGACTGGGGGTCTGGTTCGCATCCCTGGTTTTTCATCCGCCATCTCCTACTCTCTTTGCCGTTTTCCTGTTGATCCGGGATTTGCTCTACGCCGCGGCCTTTGGATTTCTGCTAGGTTGGCTGATGTACCTGGTCATAAAACCGTTTTCTTGTGAACGCTATCCTGTGGTTCACACGATCCTGCTGATGCTACTAGTTGCCGACCATACGCTCTCGCGCCCGATCGGTCATTACCTGTTCACCCAGACCAACGCAATCTTCGCTCCGGTGGCGATAGTGTTGTTCGCTATATGGGTCGCGGCCGTCAAATCTCTGCCTCCGCGAGTCGGCGCCCCAGGCGTCGTATCTCCTGCAAGTTCACCTGCTCGGCAGAACGCAAAATGGTCACGTCGTCCTCAAGATGATTGACCCTTTCCGAAACAGATTGAATCCTCGATAGCCCCATCTCGGCCGCCGATTCAATTCTAGTGGCCACGGATTCAATCCTACCTACCATACCGTCCACCCGAGCAGCTATGGTGTCCGACGATCCTTCTGCCCTATCTAATTGGGCGTTGAGTTCATCAATGCGGGCGGTCTCGTCGGCGATGCGACGAGTAAGAGTGCCTAGCGTTGAGTTGACAGTCTCTTTCCAGCGGACCAGGTCCAGCGCATCGCCGTTTTTTATAGCAATTGCGCGGCGCGTGCGGATGGCTCTGAAAAATTGCGCGGCCGCCCAGACGAAGGCACTCATACCGCCGCTGCCGACAACGGTTTGGTAGTCCATTATGGTCTCCCTGGGCTATGGGACATCTCCGGGAGGTTCTTCGCTCTGATCCGATTTGTCCTCGGCATCGTCCAACGCCTTCTCAAGTGCTGTCAGCCCTGCCGTCACATTCGGATCGGTCGAGGTCCGGCAGATAGTGAAGAATGCGTTGTAGGCATCCACCTGCGCCTGATTGAGTTTCACGAATTTGTGAGCCATTGTTTTGTCCTTTCCCTACTTCTAGTGCGGCAATCCAAAACGGCTGATAACGGCTACTATGACGCTTACCAAAATCGCCACAGCCGCGAGCGATATCGTTAGGAACAATCCCCCGGTGCTCGACACGCCTTCGCTTTTCCCTTTTTGCTGAGCGGCGAGTCCTTCTGCAATCGCAATTCTCGCCGACAACGCCTTGACTTCAATTTCAACTTCGCTCCTCCTGGCAAAAGTATTCTGCTGATCTGACAATTGGTTGCGGAATTCATTTACCGCGTCGAAGCGTTTCTCCGTCGCCATGTCTGCCTTGACCACGGCTTTCTCCATCGACTGCAACATCTGCTCTATTTCTGATTTTCTGGCGAAGTCGCTCAACTGGCTGGCTATCTGGGAACGTGCCAGGGATTCCGCTTCGAATCTCTTGTCGAGCGCTCCAAGCGCTTGTCTGATGTTGTCATTCGCGGTCGTGAGTGCCTGATTGGTGTTGACGGTTGCCTTTTCTAAAGCGTCCTTTGTGCTCAACAGAGCCGTATTCAATGCTTCCTTGATCGACTGGCCAAGGTCGCTGATTACTTTATCGGTCGAAGAAAAACGTTGCTCGTATTTGCGATCCCGCTCATTGATGGTGTCCATCAAATACTCTTTGAGCGTGACCTCGCCTGTTAACCGAATCGGGTCAACATTCTTGCCGTTCATGTCCGAGGAAGTTCCCAGAGGCATAGCAGTCAGTTTGTACGATACGCCTCACACAGCTAAAGACTGTTCCGACTTCGCTCTGCAATCTCCCTATTTATTACTACGGATGCAATGGTTCCCGCTTCGATGTCGGCGGCGCTGGCTGGTTGAGCCGCGCGAGCTCTTGCGGGAACTCCGCAATCTGCGTCTGGCAACGTGGGCAGACCACTGCCGCGGCCGGGATGTAGGACTGGCAGGCCGGGCAGGCCTTCCGTTCACCGTGCGCTTCGGGCAGCCACGGCTTGTCCGAGATTTTCAGCCACTGCGCCATGATGCGGTGAATCGGCTGGATGTACTTGGCCTTATTGTCCCGGTGCCAGGCATCGGCCTCTTCGACCATCTTCATGCCCCAGTTCCACTGGCGTTTGTAGGCGGTGCTGAGTTCCAGCTTGCTGGGCTTTGACTCTTCGCATACGAAGACCCCTGGACAAGCATCAGGAGTAGCCAGTGGCACGCGATCGCACCAGCATTCCTTCAGATCATTCGCAATCACGATCGGATAGATCGGATGCGGATAGACACCTACATTCTCCCCGCCGTAGGTTGACTGGGAGCAATGCGGGATCACGATGAACTTGTACTCCCCTTCGACGTATGGGATCGCCGCGGGAGCCAGCGTGAACAGCCCCACCGGGGTGAAGGGCCGGCGCTCCTGCAGCGGCAGTGGATAAATTGACGCTACCGTTACCGATGGGCGCCTGAGGTCGTCTTTTGAAAACTTGGATACATCCATTGTTGTGTTCTCCTATTCAGGATTGAATTGCGTTAGAATGTGTGTATGAAATTGTCAAGGCGCGGCCTGTTCCGGATGCTGTTTTCACTACCGCTTGTTAAAGTGTTCCGTCAGCATCCACCAACACTCGGAGGCGTGCGCTTTATGCTCAACAGAAATCAACCAAAAGAGCGGATCGATTTCATTACTCCGAATGACTGGGGCCATGCGCTTGGTTTGGATATTTCGTCCAATCAAGAAAAGCTCCGATATTTCTTCGTCACAAAGAGTGGGGATCTCATCCAACCGAGCCCTAATCCCCGCCAAGTGCGATAGGATTGTGAACATGGCAGCCTCAGAAAGAATCCTGGAACTTCAGCGAGACATCGTCGATGAACTAGTGCGTAAATCGAAAGAGGCAGAGACGCCAAGCGACCGCGCTATGCTCCGCTTTTTGGGAACGATCACCAAAATTGACTACAGCGATGTTGGCCATGCTGAATACCTGCTGAAAGATCCCCATACGCTGATCGCGGCTATCATTGCTTACCTAGAGGAACGGGACGGCTAGATTCCGCCGAAGCTGACTGAACCCTTCCCCACTCGCAGCGTCGGGGCATCCAGCATGTCGTCCATTTCTTCGCCGATGCGGTTGGTCTTCTCTTCCAGCACCTGCTGATTGATTGCCTCGCCCTCGCGTTTGTGGTCCTCGAACGTCATTCCCAGATTGGTTTTGAGGACGTGGATCAGGACGTAATTGGCATCCTCGGACGGAACCTTGCCGCGTTTGATTCGCATGTTCTCCAGGGGTTGCCAGTCTCCGTATGGTGCCCAAGGGACTCCCCCGCCGTATAGGTTAAAGTGCGACCGCTCGGATATCGGGGGTTTCCAGATTGCCGCGATCCAGCATGGACCGTACATCCTCGCCCATGATTCCCTCTTGTAGATCGGCACCGTAGCGAGAATGTTCCCCACCGCAACAATGTCCCGCTTTGGCGTGAAGACACCCATCTCGTTGATCTGGCCGTCCCGCACCCAATATTCCATCTCCGTGCTGTAGACCCATTTGCATTTTGGCTGCTCGCCCTGGTTGCCGAACGAGACAAAGCCAAAAGTTTCACCGAGGCGTTGATTCAATTTGTTGATGTGGCGCTGTGTGTCGGTCATACTGATCTACCTTTTGCTGTTCCCGCCCATCACGGCCGTGCCGCCGAGGACGGAGGACGCACCAGCCGCAATGCCGGTACTAAACTCAAACGCCCCACGCTCCCAAGTACCGTCAAACGTCCGGCTGACTCCGGCTAAATCCACGTTGTACGGTGCCGACAATGTAATGCCGTCGTTCAAGTGGGCGTCCACCGTTTCACTGGTCAGGTGAAAGTCAGTAGCGGATACGAATGGATTAACCCCAACTCCTCCAGGAGCGGTGCCGACCTGAAATTCATGCGCGGCAACCGTTGTCGGCCCTTCCCCGGTATTAAGCCACGTGTTGTAATCATGCGAGATATCGGCGTTGCTAAATATGTCCCCGGCTGTACAATTCCACCAGAGATTATTTTGAACTGTGTTTCCCGTAGAAGCAGCCAAGGTGATTCTGACACCGGCAACATCCGCTCCGGGGTGCCCAGGAGCTAAATGGATTCCAGAAAAAGTGTTCCCATAGAATACCGAATTCGTCAAGACACCTGTAGGTCCGTTATCACCGATGCCTTTTGATACCCCACAAGTAGACGACGTGTCACCTAAATGTGTACAAACAGAATCCCAGTCGCTCGTATAGTAAAAGATATTGTTATATACCAGCCAACTGTCACACAGCCCGTTCAAACACGTGATAAAGCCGGTACCCTGGATATTTTTGAACGTGGAAGAAACAACCGTCAAATTACTCAGGCCCGTTTTTGTTGAATCGTTTGCCGGTGCCTGCGTCTGAATGGCGTTAGAGTGCTGAGCCGCATCGCTAAAATTATTTTCTATCCAATCATTTGACACGGTGAACCCGGTGACATTGCCGGCAGATTGCACCAAAACCTGGATGTCATGAACAAAAGAATGTTTAAGACTGATGGTCGTAACTGTTGGTGTGGTCGTCGACGGACTTCCAAAATAAAACGCAGTAGAGCCTGACTGGCTGGCGGCATACGCCAAACCGGAGGCCGTGGTGGGGGATGAAGTAAGAATTAAGTGCGTGGCATCCGTGACTGAGGAAATGGTGCGGACCACAGCGTTAATCGTTATTTGCTTTCCACTCCAAAAACCGGATGTATCGAACTGGCTACGTGGGCTACCGGAAGCGTCTGTCGCCCAAGTGACTGTAGTAGTTCCATCTGTATTGAGAGTGCCTGTGCCGAGCACCGCTGAACCAGCCGCCTCTACACCATCCAGTTCTATATGCGCGAGAGTGATATGAGATAGCGACGCTTCGCTGCACGCATGGCTGTCAATGCGAATGAACCCAAACATTCGTCCGCTGCTGACGAAATGGAACCCGTAGGTCCCCGTTGTATCGGAAGTCCCAACTTGTCCGTCCACGTCGTAGTAGTTGCCGCACATATCCCAAAAGGGATTCTTGAGTCCGTCTGTTGCAACAAAAGAATTGGACCACAAGATGTTAGGCGTCACGTCCACGCCAAAACTGGCATTCCATCCGGTTGCCGTTCCGTGATCCGCCCCAGTCGCCGCCTTGATCGTGATGTGACTCCCGGCTGTCCCGCTGGTGCTGAAGGTGTGAGTAAGTTCCCCGGCACACGGCGTGGTCGTGTCCGCAAGGTTGCCGCCGGAGTTCCCGATGTAGACTACATCTCCTGCCGCGAGCGGTGGGATTTTACAGTTGGCGTTTGACCAATCTGTCCCAGCGTGTGTCCCCGCGCCACCGGCGAGAACAAAGAACGTCGATGCAGAGCAATCCGACACCAGCAGAAACACGTAGATGGGGAATCGCAGTATCATTGCACGAACGCTGTCTGTCCGCCGACACTAGCCTGATGCTGTGCGGCCCCGACATCACGAAAATTGGTTGTCAATCCCGCAGGGAAAGTCAAAGGGTCTCCGACCGATTGAAGAAGCGCTCCGGCTCCGACCGTGTTGTTGAGAAGAAAGTTGGACGCTGCTGCGTTGACGAACACCGATCCGGCAGTGACTGGAATAGCTCCGACATTGGCCATTGGGTTGGCGTTGGTGGCGACCCCAACGGAATTATTGTTGAAGTAGGAAACATTTCTAAGGTTTTTCCCTTGACCAGTAAAATTGAATCCGGCAGAAGCAACGCTGACGCCGTTGTTTTCTGCATGAGAGTCAACGACTAGCCCTGGCGCGTTGGTGGTACTGGCAGCAAATCCATGCTGGCCGTTGGACACAGCAACGCAGTGGTAACAGACTTGATTTGAATAACCGATAGTGGTTGCGCCTGTGTTCCCGTAGGATAAACAATCGACACAATACAGAGTCGTTATCGGGGTCGCTGTATTTGCCCATGCTTCACAGGCAATGCAGATGGCAGTTCCTCCGAAGACCGCGGCAGAATTAGTCGTCGCGCCGCACTTGTAGAAGATCGGGGTACCGCTGGTAGCGGTATTGAAGTTTTTGAATAGGCAGTTGGTAAAAATGTTGGCCCCCGATGTCAACTTAGCCGCGGTCTGTGTATTTCCGTCGAAGATGATGTTCTTATATATAGTCGCGCTGGTCGTAGCGATTGTTACGGTGGTCGTGTTGATTTGGATCGTCGGTCTGTTGTCCGAGTTCCCCAGTGTGCGGCTGGAAGTATACCCTTGCATAAATACCACGGTCGCCCCGGAGAACGTGCCGCCCGCCACATTGCCTGTCGCCGAAGTGATCGAGTAGACGGATGCCCCGTCAGCACCAACATTCAAAAGAAAGATCACGTTTCCGGAAATTGCCAATGAGTTCGCCTGACCGGGGCTTAGAAGTGCCCCACCGATGTTCATGGTCGCTCCGGTCCCAGTAGTCAAGCCGGTTGACCGATCCACCACAATCGTGGTCGAGTTGGTGAAAGTAATAACTTGATACCAAGCTGAGGCTATTGATCCTGTACCGCCAGACACGTTGATGATGTTGCCGACGATGGCAGCGCTGAAATTAGCCGTTGCCGAGGTGATGGTGGTCGTTCCATTTGTGACCGCATCTGTGGTGGAGATGTTGATCGTCGCGCTCTGACAGGACGTGCAAGCCACGGCATTCTTATTGGCGAACAGGGACATATCCGTGCCCGATGCGCCGGTGACGAATCCGCCGCCATTGGTGTCGCTGCCGGTGAGCCTGACTTCAAAAACCGATTGCGCTGATATGGCGGAAAACGCCCGAGATGCAAAGAGTAAAACGACGAGTAGCTTTTTCATTATTGTGTCCCCGAAAGCGTGACCTTCCCAGACAGTGTGTGGATGTTTGTAGGGGAAGTAAGCACTATGCAAACCACTATTGGCGCGGCTGCCGTGCCTGAGATTGTTTTCGACCACCCGGTTAGAGTTGTGTCTTTGAATCCGAGAACCGCCGAGAAGGTTGGTGTATCCGAGGCTGTGATTGATGTGGCACCGCCAGGGCCGGATGTCAGATAGTTGGCAAAGGTCTCGGTCTGAAGATCCAGCGTAGCGCCGCCCGAAACATCCCCGAGTAGGCTAATGCCCGTGATGGTCGCGGTGTAGGTTATGGTATTGCAGGCTGTCTGTCCTGTGAGGACGGCTGTGCTGGAGAATCCTATCGCAATTTCATGTGTGACCGCCGTCACACCGGAGCCGCTGCATCCGCTTGTCGTCGCTCCGCCGTTTGCGTCGGTACAGAGAGACGCGCCAGTTCCCGAGACCGTGCCGGAACTCAGGAGCTTCGTGTCGGTGCCTTGGATGGCCTTGATGGAGAGCGTGCCCGGTGTACCAGCGCCGTCGCTCACAATTGCGCCTGCTGCGTCGGCGGCGGGGACTTTCCACTGGTAGGCGGTAGGAATCGACGTTGGGGCAAAGATTGTTAGGCCGTTGGCACCAAAGATAGGTAGCGTGCCCTGCCCAAAGAAGGAAGTACCGGCGATACCAGATCCTACTTGGGTGCTCAACGTGCCAGTGAGCGATAAGTTGCCGTTGGAATCAAGCAGGCACAAAGGGCATATCGTCTGGATCGCGGTCCCGCCCGCGCTGGTCACGATGGCCCCGTTGGTCATGGTGCCGGTGGTGGTGACGGAGCCGTTCCCAGATCCCATATCTGCCCAGGTGTCCGTCGCGGTGCAAAGTCGTTCCTTCGCTGTTGAGGTGTCGAAATATTTTTCACCGGCCGCGCAATGCGTTGGAGCCGTGGCGAGTTCGGGCCACGGGGGATTAGGTCCAACTATGACCTGAGCGAACATCGCAGGACAAACCAGGGAAAAAAGTAGCGCCTGGTATCTCATTGTCTACTCCCCTCTTTCTACGAGAACCCAAACCGAATACGCACCCGTCCCCGCATAGGTACTAGAAATGGTAATGGTGCTGATTGATCGGATCAGGGCAGCGCTCGTGGCGGCATTATTAGAGGTCAGATTGAATCCCGCAGGGATCGTAAGACTTTTAGCCCCGCTATCTGTTGTGAACCCCACTGAAAATGAGACAGACCCAGATCCAGCGGTAGAAGTTTCTGCATACACGCTTACTCTGTAGAGTCCACTGGGAAGTGAGGAGCCGACTATCGCTCCAGAAAGACTGGCGGACTGGGAAAGAAACGAAGTCACTTTCCCGCCGTTTTTTAGGCGCCCCTGGTAGTTGAGCATAGCGGCTCCATTCTGATTTGAAGCCGGTCTCTTCCGGCCGTCACGCCGCGCAAGCGTCTGGGGGCGTTCACAGAATTGCTAGGTTCTAGCTGACCAGCAGGAAGATTTTCATGGTCCCGGTTTCGGCACCATCGGCTACTTCCGTGTTGGTCAGGTTCGAGTAGAGCCGACACGTGAAGACGTAGGCTGTACTCGTCCTCGTCCAGACATTTGGCTGGCCGATCTTGATGTTGGTCCCGGCTGCCGTGACGACAGCGAATAGGACATCGACAGCTCGGATAGATGCGATGCCTTTCTGGAAAGTCCCTCCCTGCTGGCCTGAAGGCATGTCAGGGAAATCGCCATGTTCGAGCGATTGCAACGGAGCGGTGAAATCGAATGTGATACCGCCAGTTGCGGTAGCGTAAGTGAATCCGATCGTCGCCGTCAGCGAAACGATACGCGGATTGGTCAGGTGCGACAGACCAATTGGTGTGGGGTTAACTACAAAGCTGTTTGCCATGTCGTTTGTCCTTTTTCTTTCTAAGCCCTAGTAACCAGAGGGCAAACTGCATCCATAGATCGTCCCTTGGCTGCCTGGGTCAAAGGACACAAAGTTCTCGTCCTGCGTGAGAGAAAACCAGAGTCCCGCCTGCGGTGCTCCGCTCGGACCAGGGATGAAGAAGAAGCGCTGGCCACCGATCTCGAAATAGCCGAGTTGGTTCAGCCGCGCCTTGCCCCAGAGAGAAGGAACGATCCAATCGAGGCGCGAACGATCCTGCCGGTAATCCAGCAGGTGATCGATGCCGGCGAATGGGAACGAGGACTTCGAAGCGTCCTTGGTGGCATTGGGCAGGAAATCGCGTGCCTCCATGTCCTTCGAGTTCTGGAGGTTGACGGTTAAGGCGACCTGCTCGGAGAAAATCTGCGCGCGCTGCGAGATATTGGCGAGGCCCTTCAGCCCAGTCGGTTCCTGGCCGCGCCGTTGGCCGATTGCATCGAGTAGCAGCAGGCCGTGGTTCCAGGTCAAGGCTCCATTGGCGTTGATCGAGTTGACGGCCAATTCCGGCTCGACTGCTCGATCCAGGCCCTGATAGGTGCCCGAGGAGGCGTAAGAGTTGTGGTAGTACAGTCCCTGTTTCCAGGTTGGTGCGGCGCCGGTGGTATTGACACCATCGAAGCAGATCACATCTGTTGCTCCGGCCGAAGCGACCAGGCCACTCAAAGTGATCTTTTTGTTGGAGTAGTCGATTTTGGTCACGAACATTCCCGAGGCGCGCAGTGTGTTGAAGTCGCTCGAATACACGACGACATACATGCCGCGCCGCATACGCTGAATGCCAAAATTTGCATCGAGCGTATAAGTGGTAGCGCCCGAAACGGTAGCGGTGGCCGTCGCAGTTCCTGCTACTGCCGTGCCATCTGTGTGGAAGCTGAAATCGTTGTAGACGGCGAATTCCCTCATCGCCCTCTTCATCGTTTCCTTGAAAACCGATCCGGCCGGTGAGACTTTGGCATCGGCCGTTGCATCCATCTTGAGCTTCGACAACTCAAAGTTGAGGCGCAGGGGGAAGAACGTCGAGATGAGCCGATCCCCAGTCATTGAGGAGCCGCGGCCCATGTCGCCGAAGTTGTTGTCGTAAGTTCCGAACCGACCGCCGGCCGATAGCCAAATGGGAGCCCGGAAATCGCGCTCACCTACTCGCGTTACTTCCGTCTTCTCGATTAGGTTCGACGCGACGACAAATGATTCCTGCCATTCTTGCAGCTTTGGCCGGATGACCTCCGACTGCATCCAAAGTGAGTTTGTGTTGGTATAACCGTGAGTGGTACTGGCGTCTGCCATAGGAATTCCTTTTGATCGTCAGGTACACTTGTCCTGAGCGAATCGAATGAATTTGGTACTGCGGCGGGAGTTAGTAGGCCGCCGTGCGGATTCCGCTAGATACCGAAGTTCTGCCGGAAAATCTCATCAATCTCTGCGCTCGGGTCTCGCCCTTTGACTGCCGTTCCCACCTTCGTGAGATCGGGGGCAATCGAGCGCCTGACTGGAGATCCTCCGGCCAGGTTCTTCTGGCTGGCGGAATTCGCTAACTGCTGATGCCGTTGTCTGTTTTGCTCGACAACGGTATTGGTGGCCTGTGGCAGCAGACGCTTCACTTCAGAAGTGATGATGCTTTTGGCCCTTGCTGCATACCGCTTCACGGCTTTATCCAGGTCCCTTTCGGACCCGGATCGCCGGGCGGATTCCATATCGAGATCGTAGAGCGATTTCCACTCTGCGTTCTCGGAAACTTTCTTTTCAACCCCGCTGAGTACTCCGGTGCGGATCATCTCGAGCAGGGCCGGTCGATCTTTGAATCCTTCCTTGACCTTGGAGAGCAATTCGTCGGCAATTTCCATGACCGCCGACTCGCGCTTGGCGTTGGCGTTGGCTTCCCACTGTTTGGACTGCTCCTGGAAGTGCTGATGCCGAATCGCGTTGATGCGGCGCTCTTCCTGCTGCAGTTCGGCACGTTGCTGGGCGTATGGGTCCACGCTTCGCGCGTCATCGATCTGCTTATATCTCCCGGTAAGTTCCCAATTCGTCCTTTGGATGCGGAATATCTCTGCCTGGGCGGCCGAGATGCGTTTGGGGTCTCGGGATGCCTCTGCCTGGCGCAGTGCGTCAAACGCAGCCGGATAAAGCGCATCGAAGCTGGTCGTGATGATCGGTTCGGCTATGGTGCTGTTGAAAACCTGCGGAGCCGATCCAGCCAGAACACGTGTTCCATGCGCCACCATCTGCCCGAAGGCCTGCGGGTTGCCGGAATCGACCGCGACATTGACCAGATGCTGGACGAACGTCCCAATTCGGTTCGGGTCACCCGAAATCAGGTCGGCATTCATCCGGCGTAGGTCCGTGAAGCCCTGATAATGCTCGACGGCGGCCTCGGGTGTGAATTCTGGGATCTGTTCACGGATTTGCCGGAGCTCTTGATGCTCGGAAACGAGAAGCTTTCCTTTGGTCTCTGAAAAATGCCACTTTTTAGCACCATCACGCGAGGTCGTAATTTCTGGTTCGCCTATTTCATCGTCTGCCGGCTCCGCTGGAGCCTGTTCAGTGGCTTCTGCGCCCTCTTTTTCAGGCGCCGCGGCTTCCTGGCCGGGTTCCGGCGCTAATTCTTCGGGCGGCCGTCCATCGGGAGGCCCGATGGACTCCTCAGGATTGGAGAATTCAGGTGCTGTGAAGCCTGGGCCGGCTCCTGTGGTGGCGCTGGTCGTCCCAGTCTCAAAAGCGGCGTCAATTTGGGAGTCTACGAAGCCAGAAGATGGCAGTGTGCCGGCATCGGGCGCTAACGTTTCAGGCATTGGATCTCCTATTCAGGAAAATCTTGAAAATTTGGTCCCGGAAAACGAAAAAGGGGCCACCGATGACGTGTTAGGTCATCAGCGACCCCCTTCGAAGGTTCGCTTTCCGGGATTTACAGCATCGCCGCGGTCATGAGGCGCGACGAAACGGTTAGAAAATGGCGGTTACATTATCGTTTTCTCAGATCGTGCTGTCGGACCGCCGTCTCAAACATCCGGCGCCGCTGGTCATGTATCGATGCGCGAATGCGGTGGTCAGGGTCTGGGGATTCAGTTCCGCAGAGGATACGTGCCTGTTGCTGAGCTTGTGCCAATTGGGCGCGCTCCTGCTCAAAATACATTTGCGTCTCTTGTATCCCAGCCCTTATACGTCCCTCGATGAACTGTACGACTTCATTAGATGGGCACCAGACTGCGTGTTCTGCCCGGCCGAACACGCATCCCTCGCAGCATTGGCTGGGGCGATACGGGCGCGAGTAGAGAGGTTCGCTCATTGCTCAGTATGATCCGGCCCTCTATGGAATCCAGTTGGTCCCCGATCCGTGGACTTATAGTCCGCTGGCATTGAAGCAAACGCCCCACCGGGTTGCATTTTCTGCGGCATTTTGCTGTACAACGCCCCACAAATGGAGCAACATTCATGGGCTCCCGCTGGTTTGGATTTCAACCGCTCCAGCGCCTCGTGGCAATCGCATTCTTGGTTGGAGTAGACTGATTCACTCATTGGGTACCCGTTCAAGACTGTAGAATACCCCCTCGTATGTGGCTTGTGCTGGAAGAGCCTTCCGCATCGCCTGTCTCATCTTCATCGCTCGTTCGTGTCGTGAGTGGAACCAGACAACCGACCCATCACGTAGCTGAAGCGCACAGGCCGGATAACGATGGGAAATCTCAGTGCGTCGAACTGGCGGAAGATCTTTGTTTAGATATCCGAACATCTCAACATTCTACTGTATCGGTAAATTGGCCGGTGGTGCGCTGATCGGCCCTGGTTCATTCGTTCCTGGAGGTGCTGCTATGTTCGTGCTGGCCGCCGCCGCCGAACCATTAGGCTTCGCGTGGAGCGGTTTGCCGATGGGTTTTTGAGGAACTCCGGGAGGAGGTACTGGACTCGTTCCCGGAGGTGGTGCTGGCGGAGAGAGCGCCAACTTATGCTGTTGCCAGAAGTTTACCACGTTCTGAAAGTTCGGGTTCTCGTCCTGCGCCTGCTGCCCCTCATCGGAGATCATCCATGCCCGCAGGAGGTCCGAGACAATGGCATGGTCATCGAATGCATCCACCTGCACGATCTGGCCGGCCAGGAGCTTCTTGACCGCGCGCCGTACTTTCTCTCTCGCAGCTTCAACTGGCGCCCACATGCCTGGCACGCCAAGGTAGCGCTGTAACTTGCCAGCATTGAATGGCGAATCGAAACCTACCGCAGTAGAGATCGGCGGAGCGTTGAGCATGATATCCTTGATCCCATCTCTACGCTCTGCGAAAGTATCCGGCATCCCCGGATCAGCCTCGAAGTGATAGCCTTCGTCGGCCAGTTCCGCAATATCGGCCGTCCTGGAATAGGTCCCAAGAAACCCTTCATCCGATGCCACGCGAATCTGCCCTGTTCCGTATCGCGCCATCTGCTTAACTGCATTGAGGGTCAACCCGCAGTTGAACGCCCGGATATTGTCATAGGTGATCGACATCTGCATCAGGGCCATCTGCTTCTCAATCAGAGCCTGCTTTGCCGTCTTCTCAGTGGGGTCGTATCCTCCATAGATCGAGCGATTGACGCCCACGAGTTCGCGGCCCATTTCACGCTGCGAGTTCTGTAGATTAGTTACGTCAGGGGAAATTGTGGCAACCGGGAAAGGGTAAACCTGGTCCTGAAGGCGCACGCCGCCGCCGGGTTTCGTCCAGATGAAGTCTGCCGCATTCGGAGGGCGGTTCTCGAGCGATTCCCGATCCATAATTTCGTTCGACACCAGAAGCGCCGGTAACTGCTTCATCACCGCCTCTTCCTGCATGTTGACGGTGTTGTTCGTAATGTCCTGGGCCGGAATCTCATCGGTGCAGAGCGCATCAGACATGAGTTTGCTCGATACCGTTGGCTTGCAAATCTCCCAACAGTCGAACAAGTCTTCATCTTTGATGTCCACCAGATCGCCGTTAACGAAGTCCAGCCGACAGCCCTTGGGATAGATGTCCTTCATCAGATCGCACAGCTTCTGCTTGCCCTGGACGGCGAATTGCGCCGGTACGTCGCCTTTGATGAGTTCGTAGATCGAAGGTTTCAGCCAGTTGAGCTCGGAGCGCCAGAGATTAGGATGTGGAAAGCGAACTCCGGTCGGTGACGATAGCGACCCGCGCACCTCGACCCCAGATTGCTTCGATGAAGTCGTTCCCCCTTCTGATGCTGACTCCAACTTGTCCCTGAGTTGAGGGTACATCGTCACCAGCTTTCCCTTTGGCATGTCGCGTTCGAGCTTCAGGTATTCCAACTCCAGTTTGGCTGCGGCATAGAACGAGATCGAGACCTCAAGTGCGGAGTAGATATCAAGCTCGACGCTACCGTTTTCGTATTTGTTGATCTTGCCCGTATCGTGCGGGATCGGTACCGTATCAGGCTTGATGAAATTCTCATCACCTAACGGTCCCCCGCAGGTAGGGCAGGACGCAACGGAACCCTGCTCGCCTTCGGTAGCCTCATGGCAGGTCGGACATGCGTAACGCCCAGGTGTCAGCGGGACATCCTGCGTCTCGATGACTGGCTCCTCGGTATAACCGTACTTTGCTCCGTCGGCGCTGTAGTAGGTCCACCCGAATGCCGGGCCGAGAATCCACAGAATGAACGCCGTCTGCCGCGTCTTCTCATCCATGTTCCATTTGTCGTGCAAATCCTGCGCCACCACATCGGCCAGAATCGCTTGGCGCTCGCCATCGTCTGACTCGGGGTCGTCGGCCACCGCTCGCACAGTTGGCGCCTTGCCCATCACCGCGACGGCCTTCAGGCAATCGCCGCGGATGATGTTGAAGACGTAATCGAACTGACCGACCTGGGCATCCGGGCTGAAGTTGTTCGCCAGCGGAGCGCCAGAGGACCCGAAGTCCGCAAAGTTCGTGCCAATCCACTGCGGGACGATGTTCTGCTTCCCCTCGAAGTAGAGGTGGTTCCTCCGCATCGTGCGGTAGGTGACGATCTTCTCCTGCTCGCAGTCCGGGTCAACCTCATCGTCGATCAGCTTCTTCAGCGGCGTTTTGAGGAGGATGAGGAGCGTCTTCTTATCGAGTTGTGGGAGGCCTGGGGCCATCATCCGGCTTCTCCGTGTACTGTCTTCCACTGATCCTTAGCCTGCGAGATGAAGTTGAGGGTTTCCTTCTTGCGGATCATCGCCGTCTGGCTCATCGGTCGTTCAATCGGTCCCGGCTTCTGCTCAACCGACCGCCCCTCGGGAATGCCCGGCGCCTCAGGATATAGCTTTATGCCGTACTGCCGCTGCCATTCCACGTTAGCGATCGTCTTCAGCGCGTCCGACAGTTCCTTGTCCTTGCGAGTGAACTGCTCATACCAGCGGTCGCGCTCGTTCTGAACCGCGATGAGCCGGTCCTCGGCCAGCACGCGGGCGTCGTTGGCAGCATCGAGCAGGCGCTTAAGGGCGATGGGGTTTAGATTGATCGGGAGCATCACTTTGTCATCCGCTCCAGTTCCTGCAGCTCCAGGTCTGTCGCCATACCGCGATGGTCACCCATGAGCCGTAGCTGTTTACGCTTGCCACATTCACACGAAAGTACAACCAGTGTGTATCCCCACAGGCACCGCAAACTATCGACCGTGTAACAACCCCAGACCGCAGCGGATGGGTTGGCATCGTTGAAAACACACGACAGCATCCTGAACCTGTGCCCGACGATCAGCGCGTGGTAGAGACGCTTGAGCATTACAGGCCTCCGACGAATCGCATCTGCCAGACCTTGTAGTGGCGGTACCCGCCGCACTCCCACTCGCGGGCTTTGAGCACATTCCAGTATGAGGGCAACCAAAATAACGCTATACCGTAGAATCTGCCATACCTAGGGACGCCAGTGGTCCCCCAATCCGGTGCGCCATCCGAAATAAGTAGAGAGAACAGCGGTGTGCTACAAATCAGGTAATCCGCATCGAACTGGAAGCGCCAATACTGCCTCCAGAGCCAGAGAAGCCGTCTCACTAGCTTCCGTAGCCTCCGCCAGCGCCCCCACCGCCCGCTTCCTGCCCTTCGCCCTCGCCGGCCTCTTCGGTCTGCACCGCGGCCTCGATCTGGTCGCACAGGTCGCGCATCTGCGAGACAAGCCCCATCACCGCATCAGGACCTTTGCCTCCGCCGTCTGCCGCGCCATCGTCCAGACCGGCGCCCGCTCCGTTCGCTTTTGGTCTCGCCTCAATCGCTACCGACATCATCGGTCGCGGTGGCGGCATTCGTCTGCTTGGTGACATGGTTTTCTTCTTTCCTTGGTGCTGGCATAGATGGCCAGCGATCTTCCCTAGCCTCTCGGAACATCTGCAGCCCCTGTCCTGTAGGCAATACCGAATTTGGCGGCACCCCAAAGCAACATATCTTCAATTACCTGCTTGGAATCATCTGTGTTTGATCTCGTCTCAACAACTAGAAGCGTGGTGAAGATCGTAAACTTCTGAATCACCTTATTCCCGGCCTTGCCGTCTTCAAATACAACGCCGTTCGATTCATCAAACTCCTCTGGCTTGGTAGGGAATTTTCTAAACCTGTATCGCTCCACCATCGCCTTAACCACGTCAGGGAGAAACACATTTCCTCTCGGGCTGAGATCAAACGTTTCGATATAGGCAAGGGTTCTAGCGAGGACAACTGCGGCGAGTTGCACTAGCTTATTTTCCCTTGAGTGCTGCTTCCTCTGCTGGTGTCGACTTTACATCCACCGGCAGAATACCGATAGATGCCTGTAGTGTGGCGGCGGCCCGTGTAGCGGGTGTCGATAACAAATCGTTTACGTTAGAACTCGTGCCACGTGACCCTACAGCCACATCGAAATTATCACGAGACCGGGAACGTTTCTTGGGAGGTCCGGAAAAGACTCCCACGGCAAAAACAAAAGCCAATATAATAAAAAGACCCACCGATGCTTGCAGCATGATGCTTTAGTCCTCCCTTTCCGTAGCCGCCAGCACAAATGCCGCGAGAAGAAATACTCCGACCAAGAGGAGGCTGGTGTGCCAAAGGGCGTCGGCTGTGGGCATCAATCTCCTCAATATCCTCCCCGCCCTCCACTCGAACATCATATCCGGTGGGAACATTAGGCTGGGTGATCCCATCTGCGCCGGTTCCTCATCGAACCTCGCGCGAATCTTCCCCACGGTAGCGGCCGGTTCTTCTCCTGATCCAGCAGCGTCTTCTGAACCACCTGGTGCCGTACCATTGGATCGCTCAACACCTCGGCATTGACCACGCCGGCGGCCGCGATGCGCTCCGCGATCTGGATATCCAGCGGCTTCTGATTCTCGCGGGACCGGTCACCCATTACGAGATAGCGGGCGCTCTGCAAAGGGTCGTCACCAACGAACTTTCTTATGTCATGTTTGCCATCGTCATCATGAGTCGCAATTGCCAGAAGCTCTTTCAGCTTTTGGCAGCAATCCCATATCTGGATCTTTGGCAGGACTTCCCGCGGTTTCTTGTGACGAGCCAAGTATTGCTGGTAAGCGTCCCGGCCTTCACTGAGAAACAGTTCGCGGGCGAAGTCCATGTCTGGCTGCACCTCCGGCTCGATCGGTGTGAAGCGCATCAACCCATGAAGATACTGCCAGCCGTCCGCGCGCCGGTTATTGGCGCGATAGATGATGATCCGCATGCGGCCATCGAGCGCGTTGTACCGCTGCTCCATTGACTGCCAGGCCTTTTCCGGTGAACCAAGACGTTGCTCATCGTCCGTCAGATCTACCAGGAACGCGGAGCCAGCTCCCAGCACAATCTCGATACCGCGGCGAATCTGCTCGGCAAAAGTATACTTCGCGTCAGTTTTAGAGAAACACGACGGGTCGAGATGCAGCGGTATCGTGTGATCCGGCAGCCCTTCCAGGTCGCTCATGGACATCTTGGCGATCTCAGACCCCAAGACCTCCGAACCCATGCCCTTGATGACAAACTCCCGGTAGATGTGCAGCCTTCCATCGGCCTTGTTCTGGCAACCCCAATGCACCGACGAGAAGTGATCGTATCCCCAGTCGACACCCATCGTCCGCGGCCACCAGGGAAGCAGATCGGCGCCAAGAATGACGTGCCGCGCCTCGGGTGGTTCGCCCGCGAGCGGGCCGTGCGGTCGATACCACTTGAAGTACGGACCCAGCATCGAGTCCCAGTCACCCTCAAGCCAAGCCCTTCGCGTCGCTTCCGGCTGATCCTTCAGCTGATTGAGATAGTCCTCATTGTGCATCAGATAAGGATTGTCTTTTAGAAACGCCGGGATAAATATTCTGGTGCGCTTCGTCGCTGCGTCCAGCATCGTTGTCATCGACGGAATCAGGTTCCCGTCCTTGTCCAATACTTTGACGTAGCGTGCGTTAACCCAGGCCGACCCCGGACCGTCAGGATTAGTCGTGGCGAAGAATTGGGCCTTAATCTCTGGCATCGTGGAGCGGCAGCATCCGAGAAGTCTCTTGAACAGGTCGAGGTCTGGAACCTGCGTCAATTCTTCTACCAGAACCTGTTGATATTGTTGCGACTTGTACAACTCGTAGGACTTTGAATCCTTGAGGTGCCCGCCGCGGATGATATGGCCGTCCGGCCAGCGGATCTGAAGCGGACGTTCGGCAAACTTGGCGCCAGTCGGCTCGTAGAGCACTCGAGCGCGCGAGATCCACTCGGCCAGATCCTTTTCATTAGCCCGGATCACTAGACCGCGTAGGTCACGCAGGATACGCGGTTCCTGCGGTTCGATCTCGATCATCCCTGTTTCGGGATTGAATCGTTGAATCGTCCGATGTTTTACCAGCCAGGCGATGCCGCAGTCTGACTTCGCCCCACCGCGAGCACCACCGTAAAGAACCTCATTCTCCGTGCGTGCCAGAGCTATCGCCTGCTTCGGCAGAGGTTTCCAGATAATGTTAGGTTGGATTTGGATGCGCCCCGTATCGCAGCCCTTTGCCCTTGGGCGCCTCACCCTTCTCCTCAGGCGTCAGCTCGATCTCTTTGCCGCAGTGCGGGCAACTCACGACACCGCCATGCTCCAGGTGCTTCAGTGTGATCGCCAGGCGAGCTCTCTGGCCGGCCTTCCCGCTGTCGTGCTTGTGCTCCTGTTCGTAAGCGGAGTTCGAGACGCCTTCGCGCTTGGCGGCCGCGGTCATGGCGCCTGGATGCTTTATTGCGCCTTGGATAAAGTGTTCAGCCATGGTCGTTTACCTCACTCAATAAAACTGCGGGTGCGGTTGTGTCGCCCCAGTATCCGATCGGGGTATCTTCGTCGGTGGGCCCAACTACCTCAATCCTAAGATCACGCGGGTTCTTGCATCGCCGCTCGACTGCTCTCTTACTGTCGGCCGCTTCGTGATCGACCTCTAAAGTCTGTAGAAGACTGATACCGTAAAGACCGCAGGTACAGGACCACCGCGCGGCGAGCTTGGGCCTTTCGCTGTATGGCAATGGGCGCGGGGCGTTTTCGAGTTGTCTGAACAGCATGTCGGTAACCGTTGGCTGCCGTTTGCTCATGCCGACATCATGCCGATTTCAGCCCGAGAAACAAAAGGAGCCGTTCAAACCACGTGACCCGTCTGCACTCACTTGACGACAACTCTCCGCAGCGCCACCGCCAGTAACTATGGTAGCCATGCAGTGGATGGTACATCAGGATGGCTTTCTCGCGTTTCATGCCGACTTAGGGTCAATCACCCGCACCGCGTTCTCGATAGTCAACGGCGCGTGACCGTTAACCTGGTCCGCCGCGTGCCCGTTCGCCTGGCTGACCTGCGGAGCGATCAGCACCAGCACTTGCGCCGCGGTCGGCCCGTCGCCTTCATCGTCTTTCTTGACCGTCAACGCCCCAACCGCGCCGGCGATCTCCATTGCCATTTTAGCTGACCTGGTCGCCGACTCGAGCGCCTGCCAACTCACCGGCTTGATGATCGTGATCCGCGTTTTGCCGTCTTCGTCTTCCTTGACCTCCTGCTGAGTCAACGGCCACTTGGCCAGCGTCATCCATTTTTGCAGGATCAGGCCAGCACCGAGCGCGGAATTTTCCCGGTTCTCGATCAGGCGAAGCGCCCAAACATCACCGGCTTGCTCTACTCGGGCAAGCTGCTTGCCGAGGCTTGCCGCTTGAAGCCTTTCGTCAAAAGCCTTTGCTCGCTCGATCCACTGGAAGTCCTTTACCCACTTAGAGAATTTGCCAGAGCATTGGCTTGCCCGCGGCTTGCCAGACCACTTGCGGTAGGCCTCACGAAAGGTACGATTCTGCATTTCGCGGTAAAGCACAAAAGCTCGCCACGCTGGCTCATTCTCATCGGGCAGACGATCCCAGGCATGCTTCTCAGAGGTCACGGCTTGAACCTATGCCCGCAACTGGGGCACTTCACGCTCTTGTCTTTTCCCGCTGCCTCTGGCTGCTCGTCAACCAGTTTGCGCCCCATGTCGTCCATGATCTCCTGCAGCGCCTCTTCGTCAAACCCTGTTCCTTTCAGGTCACCTTGATCTGATCTAATGGATTCAAGCAGTTCCGCAAGTTCCTGCGGGTTGTCGACGCCGAGCCGCGCCGTCCGGTTGTCTGCCAGCATGAAACACAGGGCGGTAGCATCATCCAAGTCGGCCCAGATCACCGGGAATTGAATCAACCCCCGTTCCTTGGCCGCCAGCCAGCGATGCTTGCCAGCCACAATGTAGCCGGTCGAGCGCTGCACCACCGCGGCCCCGATGAATCCGTTAACCTCAATGCTTTCAATGATACAACCGACATCGCCTTCATTCGTATTTTTGGGATGCGGCTGCACTGAGTCAATATCGACCAACTCGTAGGTCTGTTCCGCCACAGTTACCGTTGCGGTTTCTCTTTTTCTCCCCATCGAAGTGGTGTATAGTGCTCAGTATAAGGCTTGCTTATGTTCTACCGCGTCCATTGCGTCAAGACGGGCCAGCGGTTCGGGTTCTTCTCGAGGGAGTTGCTTGAGCCTGGTCAGCGCGTTGCTTTCGTTGCTGATGACGGCGGGAACTTCGTTATCGAGGTAGAGCAAGCTTCTGAAGCTTCTCACGCGAACACCAGCGGCAGCCTGGCCGGAACCGCCGACGTTGGAACGTCAGCAAACGTCGGGTGACTGAACGAGAGCACCACTGAGCCGGTGCTGTGCTCAGCGAAGAAACCACGATAGACCGCATCTGACGGTAAATCAGGGCATTGCAGGCGTACTTTGTCGCTGGCAGCCAACAACTCAGCGAAGGCGTGCACGTCCATTGCGTAGTGGCGGAGACGGCGGTTCATGCGTGTTACCGTTCCTCCCTCGCGTGCCCGCCGCATCTCGGCCCGAAGAACTGCCACGGATCGAACGGAATGGTTAGAGCACGGCCTGGTGGACAGAACTGGACGTGAAGTTTACCGTGGAACACTTTTGCGGGCTGCTTGCGGGCTGGCTGCTTCGGCGGCTTCATGGTGCTCGGGAAAAGCATGACTTGGGGTTGCCCGTATCGCGTCGAAGCAATTGAGCAACCCCCGGACCGGCAAGCTCTGCCGAGAGCTATCCTGTGCCACTTGATTGTATATGCCGATCACACACCGAAGCAATAGGCGGCTGGGATACCAGCCGGATGGCGTCCACTTCTTCCGGTGGGTTGAACTGGTATCTACTCCACATAAGCGGCGCAATCTGCGCAACCGCTTGCGCCACAGCCACAAGCCGACTTGCCGGAATCTGATTCTGCATGAATTCGGCGACTGCTTTCACGTCTTCATCGAGCACACAATCCATTTTACACTCCCGTTGGGAAACCGGCGCCAAGTGGGGCAGAGAACTGGCTAATCGTAATCAATGTGAAACCGCCTCCAAGGAGGGTAGTAATAATCCCCCGTTACGGCGCGGGGCTGAAGAACGGCACGGCCATCGCGGTGTGGCGCGAACCGCCAGTTCCACTTCGGCGACCGCCTCTCAGGTTGAGGAGGGGCCTCGTAGAACTTGACCTTTGTGAGCCGTCCTGTCCTCGGGTTAGTGCTGCCTACATAATCTCCAAACGCAACGATTAACGCTACTTGCGCGCCTGGCAGGATACATTCTGTTCGTGAACCGTCGAGCCGGATCGAGACGACGCGGATTGTCTCGATTTTGGAGGCTAACTCGGCTAGAACTGTGGGGGATTTGATTAGCGGCAAGCCCGAATACCCTTAGACTTTACCAAGTCCCGGAACCATTTGGGTTGATTAGTCATTGCAGATTCAGAGAAATTGGCCTCCTTAACGTAGACTAACCGACCAGACTGGCCAGTCTTCCCGTAGTATCCTCCAAGGGAAACTATCGCAGCAACTTGCGGTCCAGTAAGCCGGCCTTCGCGCTGACGCCCATCTGGTAAAAAAGAGATTAGCCGAAGGCTCTGAATGGGAGTCGCTAGTTTCGCCAAAACTTCTGGGGAGTCAATAAATGACACTTGTAGCTCATCTCGGGTCTTTGGAGCCCGCAATCAAAAAATCCGCGGCGGCCACACCGAGCATGTACGTCGTGAAACATTCTGAGCCAAATTATTTTAGATGTCAAGTTTCTGTAATCACCCGGCCTTGCTAATCCCCGCCCGCAGTATCCGCCGGCGCCGGATCTCGTCCCAGATCGGCCCTGGTTCAACCGGCAGACCCAGTTTTAGAGCCGCCTCTACGTCGGCGTGGAAGTCCTCGTAGGTCTGGGTCATCTTTTCCAACGTCTCTGCCAACGCCAGCAGGGCGTCGTGCGTGTGCAACAGCCTTCTTAACCGTGCTTGAGAGATGAACCTTGTCGGGTGCATCGTGAGCACCTTGGGTTTCTTCATCGTGGCGAGCCTCTGTTTGGAGCTGCCCAACCGATGCCCTGATCTCATCGATTGAGCGTGTTGCAAGTTTAATCCATTCTTCGATTTTGACAAGCAGCAAGTTCTGGGGAGTCGAGACCCCCTGATTTGGGGTGGCGGGGGATTCCACAGCAAGGTAGTTCTCCAGCGCCTCCTGCGTCAGTTGCCACATCGGCCGTCCCGCATCCACCGCCCTGGCCTTGAGCGCCTTCTTGAGGCTGGGCAGCATCGCGATCCCGAACTTTATTCGCTTTTCTTCCATTGGGTTAGGTGCACTGGTGCACTTTTCTCTTGCACAAAGTTCACTTGTGCATTAGTATTATCAGCGACATGACAACCACCAAGCCGATAACTATAACCCAAGTGAAGTGCAAACGGTGCGGCCATGCCTGGCTACCACGGTCAACCGAAGTTCCTGCGCAATGCCCTAATTGCGGCTCTGCTCGATGGAACCGTGAGAAGCCAGCTAAAAATACCAGCGCCGCCTAAGCGCCATCCATGCCTTCCGCCCTCCAATCCGGTGTCGCGCGCGCCGCACGCCCGGCAGCCCCGGTTTCCCCCGATGGCGTACCCCGAAGGCCACCAGCGCGTGCGACACAGGCTGATGGTAACGGAGGCGTCTTTTTCAGCAAGCATCCGACACGGCGAAGAATGGGCAAACCGACTGAAAACAGGAAACATAGGATCGGCATTAGGGTCCAGGAACAAGACCGCGAGCGCATCCTTCAGCTGAACATCTGCCAGGACACCAAATGGTCTGGCAGGTATCAGCCCCTGACGGTCGAAACGCGCGCCCTGGTCATGGCAGATCGCATCGAGCACCACGCCACGGCTGCCCGCTGGTCCGGTAGTGCAGGGATACAGAAAAACCTGGAACTGGTTGGGTAAAGGAGGACTTATGGCTGAAACGATCAACTACGCTGCAGAGTGCTACAGGTTATCCGGTGCCGATCCTGACGGCAATGAAGACTGGCGCTTGGCACCGCTAGCAGTTGAGGAAGTACGGAGACTACGCCAAGATTCAGATAAGTCTGCCGCTGAAGTTTTAAGACTCGAAGCCCAACTCGCCGAGCGAACGGCTAACCCCAAATGAGCCAGCAATTGCGGTACTTTTGCGGAGAAAACGACCCTAAGTCCAACCTTGTCATAGGGGGTAATCTAGACAAAGGTTACACTCCTGTCTATCACTTACCGACACTTTCACCAGAAACAAACCACTTAGCCTCGCCAAGTTTGCGGGCGAATGCGGTAAAAAACAGGATTTTGCGTGCTAGTTGCGGGAGCGGGAGTGTGCTTCTCGGCAAACACACGAGGAAGGCCAGCGAATGATTCCCTACACGGTTATGGAGGTAGGGAGGTCGGCCGTTGACCATTTGATTAAAGCTCACTACTTGCACCGATGGCCGGGGGTTGTTACTGCGGTCTTGGCACTCATGGATAGGTCCATGCCGATCGGTGCAATTGTTTTTGCGCTGCCGCCCCGCGAGACGATGAAGCGCTACGGTGTGAGTCTGGCTTGGGAATTGGCCCGCCTGTTTATCCAGGACGGGACTCCCAAAAACACCGAATCCTGGTTTGTAGCCCGCGCGATTGAATGGGTCAGAAAGAATCGTCCCAATGTGGACCTGCTCGTTTCGTATGCAGACCCGGCCGCTGGCCATCGTGGCGTCATATACCGCGCAGGAAATTGGCTTCAGGACGGTCGCACCGATCAAGAGCGCAAAACGCCACGATTCGACTATCTCACCGAGGGCTCTGGCGAACACCTATTCGGAGTGGCGGACCCGATCAAGTATGGACGAAAGGCCCATGTCCCGGCTGGTGCAGCGGTAGAGAGAATCGCCCGCGTATCTAAATGGCGGTTCGTATATTGGCTCGACGGAAAACATGAGATGCGGCGTAAAGGCGCACGCCTAAAATCGCACAGAGCCGCGGAGGCCCAATGACCCGCCCTTCCATCGAGTACCTGAAGCCGGAGAAAGCATGAAAGCGCTGACACTAACGCAGCCTTGGGCGTCTCTCGTCGCGATTGGTGCAAAACGCATTGAGACGCGCTCGTGGTCCACGTCCTATCGCGGACCGCTGGCAATTCATGCGGCGAAGGGATTCCCGAAATCGGCGCAGGAGTTCACGCAGGTTCCGCCTGTTAGCGTACTTTTTGGCAGGCACTATGAGTATCCGCGCGGCGTAGTCCTGGCCACGTGTCGGCTTGTTAATTGTGTCCCGACCCAAACCCTGCTGCGCGAGGCTGCGTGCGAGCGCTGCGATGGCAAAGGCACCGTGGATAGTTGGCAGGATGGGATGCCAGGACAAGAATACTGCCCAACGTGCGACGGAAACCGCGTCGTATTTGTGCCTGGTGGAAAACTATCGACCCAAGAACAGCAGTTTGGTGATTACGGGGAAGGCCGCTACGCCTGGATGCTTGACGACATTCAGCCAGTGCCATTTATCCCGGCAAAAGGCGCGCTCGGATTGTGGGAATGGACACAAGACCCACCAGCGCGTGCGACACAGGCTGATGGTAACGGAGGCGTCTTTTTCAGCAAGCATCCGACACGGCGAAGAATGGGCAAACCGACTGAAAACAGGAAACATAGGATCGGCATTAGGGTCCAGGAACAAGACCGCGAGCGCATCCTTCAGCAGCTATTCCGCTGCCTCGGGAAATATGACCCTCGGGCCATCCCAAGGATCATCTCGAAGCGCACCGGGATCACTGAGCAGGCCGTTGATTACGTGTTCCAGCAGACCTGCCAGGAATTCAGAGAGTGGTCGCGTGAGATCCGACTTGGCCTAGCTAGAGCTGACGAAGCCGGATCGGCTGTGTGGGGAAGGAGAAGCGCATGATCGAAATCCTAGACCGATTCACGCGCGCGGTTCTGTACTCAAGCGCAACCGCGAACGATATTGCCACAGCGGTGGCGGAAGCAGTTAAAAGCCGCGCGTACCTCAGCGGCGCGTACCTCAGCGGCGCGAACCTCAGCCGCGCGGACCTCAGCGGCGCGTACCTCAGCCGCGCGTACCTCAGCGGCGCGTACCTCAGCGGCGCGTACCTCAGCCGCGCGGACCTCAGCGGCGCGTACCTCAGCGGCGCGGACCTCAGCGGCGCGTACCTCAGCGGCGCGTACCTCAGCCGCGCGGACCTCAGCGGCGCGTACCTCAGCGGCGCGGACCTCAGCGGCGCACAACACGTCTTGCGGATCTCTGGCGGTCGGCACGACATCGTTGTTTCAGACACCGGCATGGTCTCAATCGGTTGCCATGATTATCCAATCGAGCGATGGCTGGCATCGTATAAGGTCATCGGCCAAGCAGAGAACTACGGGCCAGAAGAGATCGAGGATTACGCGGATCGCCTGAAACTGGTCGCAAATTGGATTAGCCGCCAGAAGGCTCACACAGATCAGGAGAAGACGGCATGAAAGACTCTCCGGTTGATATCGCCTCTCTCCACAAATTCTTGCGCCGCTACGCAGGGCCTTTTGGCGCTGGCGTTCATGGCGTTCGTGGCGGCGGTGATGCTGGCGGTTAAGGAGTGAGATGGCGATGAAGAGCTATGCCCAATCGACGGTATTACACGCCCAGAAAAGGGTACTGCGGATGGTCTTCGGGTATTTGTCAAAACTGAGGCCAAAAGACCTGGAGACGCTCTACACAGATGGCAAGGGACTGATGACGTTAGGCGAGGTGCTGAAGCACGTAGAAGCGGCCATGAACTTGAGGGTGAAAAGGTAAAGCGATGTTCGCACGATTTTTCGATCCAAGCGCGATGCGCGACGACGACCTCGACCGCGAGATGGAACGGGTTGAGCGCCGGGACATGGAATGGTTACCAGATAAAACTTACGGGGGCCGAGACACGGCGGAGTCCTCTCTAAACGAGGTGGACCCCAATCTCTGCACGGTCGACGAAAGCCCCCACCCGAATGAAGCGAAAATCTGGCGGGACTCATGATGGCTAACGGCATGTATCGGACTGCTGCCGGGAGCACAGTAGAAATCTCCGGCGAGCACGGCGGCATTGCGACGGTCGACTTCGACTGGTTCGAGGAGCCGGAGGCTTGTTACGACTGCGTCGTGGAAGCCTATCCACAGGAGTGGGGCGGCGAAGAGTGGCGCTTGGTTTGGCATTGCGAAAACGAATGCTGCGGCGGCGGATCGGCGGCGCTCTTTCCGGTGACAGCCAAAGAAATGATCCTCCCATGAAACCCGCCCGCTTCCGATCCCGCATTCGCCAGCGTTCCAAGCCACGTCGGGGTCGCATCGTGGACAAAATTTATCTAGCTTGGGTCCACACTCAGCCATCGATTGTGCGGACGCATGACCCCAAGTGCCTGGGATGCCGGATAACAGCGCACCACGTAAAAGAGACGCCTGGGGCACCGAAGAATGATCGCAGAGCCGTACCGCTTCGGGCCTGCCGCCACATGCTTGGGTTCGGCGACTTAACAGTGGAGCACTCGAAGAAACGATTCGAGTTGCACTTTGGAATTGATCTGGAGCAAGAGATCAGACGTTTGAACGAGAAGTATCAAAGGGAAGGGCAATGGGATACATGAGGCACCACGCGATCTTAGTCAGTACTTACCTACGCGGAAATTTACGCCGAGCGCGGGCTGAGGCAAAATCTTTAGGACTAAGATATACCGACATCGTCGAATCACGTCTAAACAACGTAGTAACCTTTGCCGTCGTGCCAGACGGATCCAAGGAAGGATGGCCCGATTCCGATGCCGGTGATACCGCCCGCGATAAGTTCATAGCTTGGCTGGACCAGCAAAGGTATGAAGACGGATCAAGTTGGTTTGAGTGGGCCGAGGTCCAGTATGGCGATGAAAATGATGACAACAAAATGACCCGATCCGAGGCGAACCACCGTCAAAGGCTTATTCAATCGATAACTGAGAAGTACGAGAGGGAGGAAACGTAATGGGACACGTTAAAGTCGGCCACGCAGATTTTGAGCCTGGCGCTCGTTGCGAGATAGTCCGTTCATTCACCTACAAACTGAATGTCGGGGACTATGAAAGCCGAGATTTTTTCTGTTCTCAAAAGTCAGAATGCCGAATCGAGGACGCAGAGGACATCAGTCTGCGCCTATATCGCTTCTGCAAAGAACAGGTAATGCGATCCGTCATGGAATACAAACGCGAAGAACCTGTGTGCGTCAGAAAGGCTGGATAAGAGTGTCAATCATAGCGTCAGCGAAAAGTGGGAAAGAGTTTCAACCAGCCCCGGCTGGAACCCACGCCGCGGTGTGCTGCGACATTGTCGATCTCGGTACTCTGGAAGTCACGTTCGGAGGAAAGACCAAATCACAGCACAAAATCAGGGTGGTCTGGCAGATAGACGAGGAACGCGACGATGGCAAGCCATTTACTGTAGGAAAGCGTTACACATTGTCACTCCATGAAAAATCAAATCTGCGCAAAGATCTCGAATCATGGAGAGGAAAATCATTTACCCCAGAGGAGCTCGACGGTTTCGACCTCGAAGTACTGATCGGCATTGGCTGCATGGTGAATATCATTCACCAGCCGAAACAGGACGGCGGCCAGCCGTGGGCCAACGTGGCAGCCGTAATGAAACTCCTAAAAGGCATGAGCGCACCCATCATTCGAGAGTACGTGCGCGTTTGTGACCGTAAAGATGAGGACAACAATCAATCCATCTCTGAGAGCCGAGAATATGCAATCACCGACGACGATGTCCCATTTTAAGGAGGAACCAATGACTGCTACTACTCCACTAGCCCTCGCTAGAACTCACTCGCTCTGGAAACTCGATGCTGAGCTTCAGGATCTCACCGAGCGCGCCCAGGAAGAAGAAGCGGGGCCGTGCCCAGGATGTGACGGTAAGCAGTTGATCCCTACACCTACCGGTCCAGTAACCTGTCCTGAATGCGCCGGTAAGGGCACCGGCGTGATCTCAGCCGCAACGCAGGAAGCGCTGACCGCTTACTTCGAGGCCACCGTGCAGAAGGTGGACCGGGTTGCGGAGTTCCTGAAGTTCCTGAAGGCGCTCGAAGAAACCTGTAAGGCTGAAGCGGCGCGAATCTCCGAGCGGCGGCATGTGGCCGAGAATACGGCCGAGCGCATAAAGAACATGCTTAAAGAATTTATGGCCAAGCGCGGAGATACCCAGATCAAGAGCAAACTCAACACGATCAGCTTGTGCCGGAACAGCCAACCGTCCCTGGAGATTCAGGACGCGACGGTGATTTACGGCAAGGAGAGAATCGCATCGGCAAAGGTACCAGCTAAATTCCAACGCATCCAAATCACGGTAACGCGGGAGTGGTGGGACCAATTCGTAGAGTCCTGCAAGTTCGACGGTGCCTTGCTGATCCCACCGGCAGAGTTGGCCCGTAAATTCATGAATATATCGGCTCCGTTCATCGACGAATCCGCGCTCCGTGATCATCTGGCGGCCGGAGAAACCATTGAAGGGGCCACGCTAGAAACCGGCCGACATATACGGGTGCGCTGATGTCACGAACACGCAGAACAACACGCGTAGCCATAGAGGATATGTTTGCCACGCTACCACCGAGCCAGCGCGAATCCGTACTGGAATTCCTGCAGAGCTGGCACCGGCTGAAGACAAAAGAGGAGGCCCGGAACGGTAAGCCGAGCGACGATAGGCCACCGATCCAGACCTGCACAATTCCCGACACAGAGAGGAGGGCGATGGATTAAATCACTTTGGGAGTGCGTTCCGTGAAAAAGCAACCTGTGCAGGGGCCGTCAAGGACGTGAGGCGGCCCTCTCGAACCGGGTGCTCCGGTAGCCAAAGGTTCTGAAACCTGGGGAGGTGAATGAAATTGGAACATCGGAGCATCCAGTTGGAGCGTTTAGCGCGTGGCTTTTACTATCTCGGATACCGCAGCACTCGCTTGCCATACCCTCCTTGGCTGCGCGGGATGGGGCGCTCCAGCCCTGAGAACGCATGAAACCTAAACGTAGCACAAAAACTCGGCCGACCACCTGGGAACCTGCCTACGGTGAATACCACTCTGAATCCTGGCGCAAGCAATGGTGCAAGGATATGGGGCACCCCCTAGTGCTGCTCAATCCATCCAAATCGCGCAGGTATGGGAGAGAAATAAAACGCTGCGTATGCGGAGAAAAAGAAACTGCATGAATCGTTCACCTGAATTTCTGGCGAGACGTGTGGGCCATGAAGTATGAGACCGCCACGCCATACCGACAACAACCACTCTCGCCCACCCGTTCGCTGGGAGAGCCTGGCACGGCTGAATGAGTCGATACGGAAGCTGCGAGAGGCTGAGGCGGCGTGGCGAGCGGATCGAGCGGTACGGCGAGCGCTGGAAGACGTGAGGAACATGCGGTCATGACCGCCCTGGAATATATCCGCATTCTATTCTACGACTGCGGCTTCGATACCGTGAAGCAGCGTGAGGCATTTATAAACCGAGAGTTCGGTGCAAAGTATGAAGGCCCAATTCACTACGCCGATGAACTTAACTCGCAGGACCGCTTGCGGCTGATCGAGATCCTGAAGGACATCAAAGCCGGGCAGCAAGAGCGGTCGCGGGCCGATTCGCGGGAGGACACCGATGCCTGACCTTATTCCGGGATCGATCCAATGTAGCCGCTGTGGCGCGACGAAGCGCGAGACAAACAAGTGGTGGTGCGGGTGGGTTTGTCTCGATGATCCGCATATCGTTCTCGCGCCCTATGCCGTCCAGTGGCATCCCGACGCAGTTCTCTGCGGTGAGTCTTGCGTCCTCAAGTGGATGAGTGAAGAGATGCCAAAGCTACAGAAGGATAGATAAATGCCCGTCTTTAAAATCCGCGACAATGACCGGAAACTCCACGAAATAACTGGCAGCGTCTCCGGCCTATTCGGAATTCATCATAACGGTTTTTCTACCTATCCATGGACCGTTTGGCATATCCCATCCGGTTACGCCGTGGTGAGAAACATCAACACTGTCAGCACCGCGTACGCAATAATCCGCGAACTGAAGAAAGCACCATTTTCATGGAAGTCGCGGCGGTACACCGATTACAGCCGCAGCAAATCACGTCTCAAATGGTGGCGTGCAAATAGGGAACGCCTTGAACAATTGGCGAAAGGATGAACATGCCCGTAACCGAGATACGCCCGCGACTCATGACCTCCGATGAAGTGGCGGAGTTGCGGCTGCGTATTGGCCGAATGTTGGCGATGGTAGAAACCGGCATGGTCGAGGCCCAGGAAGTGTTTCTGCCGTACTGGGAGCAAGGCGGCAAGACGCTTTACCAGCATCTGCAGGAAAACAGATTCAAGGCACTCCCAGCACCATCTGGTGAAACCCAATGACTACCGTCTTCCCAACCTCGGTTCCGGCAACCTCAGCCTTTGTGTGCCCGACGTTCACACTCAACGGCCCGCCACGGACAAAAAAGAATCACGGCGTCACGAAAATTCTGCCTTCTCTTCCGTACCTGGAGTGGTACAAGCTGGCCATGCAGCAGGTGCCGATCATTCGGACGATATTCAGGATGGCGAATATCCGGCTCCCGATCAGCGGCCCAGTGGCAGTTAAGGCGTTGTTCTACCGCGAGGCTCGCGTAGGTGATCTGAACGGTTATATGCAGGCCCTGGGGGACTTCCTGCAGGAGTCGCGCATGTTTGGTAACAAGCAACGCACGGGCGCCGGAATCATCAAGGAGGATAGTCAAATATGTTCCTGGGATGGCTCCCGAAGACTGCATGACAAGAACTTTCCGCGGATTGAGGTCACGATCTCGATACTGCCGGAGGGAATGGAATAAATAAGATGGCTCTGCTGATTGAAATCTGCTGTAACGACCCGAGCGATGGCCAGTTCCAAGGATCGGCTGACTTTATCGCAATCGAGGATGTGCGCATGCAGGGCGGGCGCGTCACGATCAATTACAGCGATGAGCAGGTCAGGAGTGCCGATCCACTGATCGACGGCCATTATACCCTCCGAGTCGGGCGCATTCTGGTCCCACACTGGCATCACCATTCCTGGTACGGCAATTGGTGCTGGGAGGCGTTCAGTGTTACCTGGCCGCATGCGTTGAAGGTTCTCAACTATCTTGCTAAGCAGCGAGATTGGCACTGCGAAGCGCCACACGATATTTTCCAAGCGATCAAATTACACAAACATGTGACGCCGCAACAGTGGAAGGAACGATTGGAGTTGAAGGTATGACCGCACTGCCGGAGGGGATGGAGTAGCGATGCTGAGTTCCATACGTCAGTTTGATCTTCCCGACCCGTACTTCCTGCTCCGTGATCCGCTCAGTCAAAGTCCGTTTTTTCCGCTGTACGGAGCATACGGAGGTATCACAACGACCACCATGATGATCGTGATGGACCGTAGTTGTATGCCGATCGTTATAGGTGGAGAGGAATTAGGCAGAGAGAGACACTGGAGTCCATTCGTGGCCAGTGACTTTTCGAATCGCCATCAATGCATCGAGTTACCCCGAGGCTTACACGACGAATTCGGTGGCCACTGGTACGTCATCGAACTCTGCATCATAAACGACACCGAGGAGACCGTGCTGAGGAGATTAAATGACGCAATGGACGCTCTGGCGGCTGACTCCAAAGCGCGAGAGGCGGTGAAGGCATGACCGCACAGCCCTGGATCGCGCGCCGCGAGGAGTATCTCAAGAAGAAGGGCGTGGAGCCGCCGTCCTATGCATTGGCCGTAGCGAAAGAGCAGATCCGCCAGCACGTTGAACGTAAACCAGCTAGGTCGGAGTCGCAACGCGCCGCGGTATCGCGCACCATGAAGAGCTACCACGCGACGACCGAGAAGCGCCTGCACCACGAGGCTCTGTACGGGCGCCGGAAGCAGCCTGACCTTGAATTGGAGCTCAGATCAAGAATGGAGTCCGATATCGCGGCACTTCAGGGTCAGATGCGTGCTGCGCTCGGGATACTGGCGGAGCGCCGGCGGGAACTGGATCAGTTATGGGATCTGGTCGAGTGGATAATGAACCGATGAATTCTGTGCTCTTCAGTTCGGCTACGGATCGCTGGGCGACACCGCGCGATGTCTACGATGCGCTTGACGCTGAGTTCTGTTTTGACTTCGATCCCTGCCCGATTGACGGCACAGAAGATGGCCTTGCAACGCTCTATACGCAATGGATGGGACGCCGGATATTCTGCAACCCTCCATATGGCCCGGGGCTGGCTAAGTGGCTAGAACGCGGGCTGGAAGCGAACCTGGCGGTATTCCTGATTCCCGCCCGGACAGACACGCGCTGGTTTCATGACATCGTGTTGCCGAATGCAAAAGAGATCCGGTTTATAAGGGGACGGTTGAAATTCGGCAATGCCGTGAATGGCGCGCCGTTTCCGAGCATGATCGTGGTGTTCAAGCGCTTGGGCAGTGAAGAGAAGAAGCCCAGAAATGCCAGGGAACATGTGTGTGGCTCAAACTGTTTGGATTGGTAACGATGACTACTGTACTCAAGTATAGGTCCGTTCTACAGCCGAAGCCGGAATTTGGCAAGCGCCTCTCGCCGCGGATTTGGGCGCTCTGGGATGAAGGGGAAGGCGCTGTCCTACCAGAGTTCAGCGGCTTTGTACCAGGAGTCGGAACATCAATATGAGTACAAAATTCCGGGATGGCGAAAGAAAGGTGAAGTTGCCCCTTGAACAGAAAACGGTGTAGATATATGATGTCTGAAGCGCATGTTGTCGGCCTGATCCGCCGTTGCGCGGAAGATTGGGCAGTTCCACGGGGCGGCGCTCCTGTCGCCGCTCCAGCCCAAATCCCCACAGGAGGGGGATAAAAGTGGCGCGCACGCGCAATCTAAAACCTGGATTCTTCAAAAACAACAAACTGGCCAAATTAGGCCCCCTATCGCAACTTATTTTCGCTGGCCTGTGGACCATAGCTGACCGAGAGGGGCGCCTGGAGGACGAGCCTGAACGTATAAAGGTCGAGGTTTTGCCTTATGACACAGGAAAGGTAAGCAGCATAGATGTCTGCCTGTCGAAACTGCATGAGTCCGGATTCATTCTAAGGTACGAGGTTGATGGTAACAAATACATTTCAATTCCGAAATGGCATGAGCACCAAAAGCCTCACTACATGGAGCCACCTTCAGAAATTCCTCCGCCGCCGGGCACCGAAAACAGATACAACTGTGAACCCATCAGGAAAGAACAGCGCCAACGGATATTTTCCAAAGATAACTTTCGATGTGTGCTCTGTGGGTCAGAAGATCGACTTACTATCGATCACGTAATCCCGATCACCAAAGGTGGATCTAGCCTTGATTCAAACCTTAGAACTCTATGCCATCAATGCAACATGATGAAGGGATCAAGGATTGATGATGGCACGATCAAGCAGCTATCATCAAACTATGATGATGGCGTTCACGTTCCCCAAAGGGACGATCCCCTTAACCCTTCAAGCCTTAACCCTTCAAGCCTTAACCCTTCTCCTAACCTCTCACCACATGCCAAGTCCGAAATGAACGGCTACGACCCGATGCCTGGATGGAACTGGTTCAGCAAAGAATATCCGGGGCACAGGCTGAACCCCAAAATGGACTCTCAACTATGGCTCTCAGTAGTAACCCCAGAGATTGAGGCTATTATCCGCGAGAAGCTACCGCACTTCAAGGCATCAGCAGAGTGGACGGAACGCAGCGGGCAGATGGTCCCATCAGCCAGCCGATTCTTGAGCGAGGGGCGCTACACGATGGAGCCAGGGGCGCCGCCGACTAGGGAGAAAAGTCAACGTCAGCAGTTAATCGAATCCGATACGGAGAACCTATGAGCCTTGAACGTAAAACCGTGAAAGCCCAGGTCAGCCGCATGGAGAGCCTAGATTTCTTCCCGCAATTACCGGCGGGCCTGAAGGAGGTCGAGAACGCGCTGATGGAGTTCCCAACCGCGGCAATGTGCGAAAGTTGGGTCACCGACTGGCTACAGGGGCATGAGGATTTCCCGAAGCCGGCCGCAATCTACGCTTCGCTGCGAACCGTCAAGAACCTTCAGACGGAGACACAAGAGGCATGGAAGAACCCGCCGGCTGAAAAATACGACTGCCCGCACGGATGCAAGGGGTGGGGTACAATTCGCAACGAAGCCGGCGCCCACCAGTTCTGCCTGTGCAGCGCAGGCCAGGCGCTACGTGAAGCGAGCCCTGGTTGGCTGGAGCTCCTGGGTAGGTTGGACGCCAGAGCGCGTAAAACGCCCCGTAGCGCGAAAGGCGGCCTATCGACGAAGTTGGAAGGACTGGAGGGAAGGTATTACGAGGCGAAGAAGGGGGCCGATGGCTGACCAACCACCGCCGATCCCGAATAATGGCCGCCCGGCGATCTGGGATTTGGTGATTGCCGACATGAAGGCGCGCGACCAAGTTGGGCGAGAGCGGTATGGAACGCCGCTGCAAGCGTTCAACGGAAAGGATGCGCTGCTAGAGGCTTACCAGGAAGCACTGGACCTTGCGGTTTATCTGAGGCAGGCGATCGAGGAGCGAGAGAATGGCTGACCAACAGACCAAACCGGCAACGCTGCCGAGTGATGAGGAGTTGCGCTGCTTCGCGGTAGATCGTTGCGAATATTCTCCAGCGTACACTTTTGAGAAATTGTGTGAGATCCGCGCCCGGACGCTGCGATGGGCGGCGATGCGCGTTAAACAGGGAGGCGGCGCAAATAGCTGGGCGATATCGGAAGAGCTGCGTCAAGCCGCAGGGGAGGCCGCTGATGCCCGACCGAGATGAGATCGTTGAGAAGGCGCGGAGGTTGTTAGATGTCCAACACTTCTGCGCGGGCTGCGGTCATCCTGTTGTTGCCGACCATGATCCTTCGATGCGTGCGTGTCTGTACGGTTCTCACGGAGACTTTCCATGCAATTGTGATAGCCCAAGCCATGATGGGCCGGAACTCGCCCGTACAGTGATTGAGATGGCCGAGGAGCGGAAGGAATTGCTTAGGCTGTCGCCGTCCGGTGGTCTAGCGGAGCGCGTCCAGCAACTAAAAGCGCAACTCACCGAGGCGCGGAGGCTAATCGTACACACGAAGAAAGCTGACGTGCGGACGCCGCAGTGGTATGACGATGCTGACCTCTTCCTGAAGGAGACCGAACGTGGCTGACAACCAAAAGCTGGCGGAAGAAACTTTCCTGAGTACGCTGCATTCATCGAAACGCGCGGAGAAGATCGCTGCGATTGCCCGCGCCTTCGAACAGGTGGCGCTGGATGGCAAGATCGAAGCGTATAAACACTTACTGCCAAATATCGGAGGCCTGCAGGGGGCAATGCACTATCGGCAGCACAGCGAAGAGTTGGCAGAGTTGTGCACTAGCCTCGCGCAACTGAAAGGAGGGAAGGATGCTAAGTAACGAATGTCCGATCTGCCACCGCTATTTTCCTGTCGGTTTATATGACCACATTGAAGAATGCTCCCGGCGCGAGCGTGCAAAAGCTCCACATGGATACGAATCATTTGAGGACTATATGAACGACAAGGCCGCACCACCGCTGGAGGAGTCCCGCAATGGCTGACGATTACCGCGCGCTGGCGGCGGACGTACTAAAGGGCTGCGGCGTACATCCGCTTGGTCTGATTGGTGCTATTGATGCGGTGGCTCAGTTCGCTAAGGAACGGGTGATTGAGGAACTAGAGCGGTTGGCGAAGGTGCGGTGCGAATGGTGCGAGGATAGTCCGGCAGTTCTTGGGAAGACAAATTATATCCACCATCTGCCAAAAGGAAGCTCTGATTTTGATACGGAGATGTGCCACGCCCAACCCGAGCAGCGCCGCATAGCCGAACTCAAAGCCGAACTGGAGAAATCACAATGCCCGTCACTGATCCCGTCGAAGCCCTGATGCGGGAACTGAAACCTGAGCGCTTCCTACACCAATCGCGCGAAGCAATAGAGCGCGATCATCTGCACATTGTGGAGCACCACCAAAAGTACCTGATACCGCACTTGCGCCGCTATATCACGCCGGACGTGCAGACGGTGCTGGATTTTGGCTGCGGTTCCGGCGGATCAACAATTGCGCTTGCTCTGGAATTCCCTGGGTTGGAGATTATCGGGACCGACGTGGACAATCGGGAAATTGAGATTGCGCGTTGTCGAAGGAGATGCTACGGCATAGATGCGAAGCGTTGCAGTTTTCTCTTTGAACTTGCGAATAAGCGCCTGGCATTCTGGGGAAACGATTTTGACCTCTGCATCTGCTCATCGGTCCTCGAATACGTGACTGACCCGGCGGCCCGGCGCTTCTGCGTTCAGGAGATGGTGCGGCTGGTAAAACCTGGTGGTCTGCTATTCTTTTCGATGCCGAATCGCCTGTACCCGTTCGAGATTCACACGCGCAAATGGGGGTGGAACTGGTTCCCGAGGCTGATGAATGCGCGGACGCTTGATTGTACCTGGATGGAGGTAGAATGGCTGGCGCGGCCGGCGAAGCTCAGTCTCTACTGGACGCCGGTCATGCAATTACTGAGGCACTGGTCGAACTTTTGCTTGAAGAAGATGGAGTGACCAACAATGAAGACTCTCGCGCTTTACCTCGCATCAGTGATCTGCTGCGCCGCCGACATCCTGCCGCTCGCCGCCGAGTACCACGCGACACCATGCGGCGATCTAGCCGGGGGCAACGACCCTATCTGTGGCAGCGACGTGTTCGGGCCGAGCCTCGTCATCGTGTCGCCCTTGCGGTTTGATCCCGATCCGAAGGTGCAGCAGGACATCAACCTGCAATATACGGTTCCACTCGCCCAGAGGTAGTGTCTAAAATGTGCGTTGATCGGAAAAACTGAGCGGTTGCTTTCCGTCCGATCCCGCCGCACCATGAAAGCATGCCATCTGACCGCAGTTCATTGCTGGCCCTTCGAGACCTGATCGCCGATACAGACCTTACTCTCGAAACCATTCCTGATCTTCCCCAGAACCGCACGGCCCATTGTCGCGAAAATCTCCGTGCGGCGCTGGCGCTCGCCGATGATCTCATCAAGCAGGCCAAGATGACACCGGCAGCGGCTATGGGGCATAAAGGCGGCGGGGCCACAGCGCGCAAGTACGGCAGCGAACATTTCCGTCAACTTGCGGCACAGCGCAAAACACGGGCTGGCGGAAGGCCACGAAAGCAGTCTCCTGACAAGAAGTAAGGTAGTGTCCACCGATGCGTTGGTTAAATATTCATCGGCTTTGCGACCCCAACAGATTGTGGTAGCGCGTGCCATCACCGATATGTCGCCGTACTGTTCCTCGGTGATAAAATATACCCTATACACAAAGGCCCGACTCTGCGACACCGGTGGGAACGGTCCTCACGGATCTGGCTCACCCGCAGTCCAGTAAGCCGTAAATTCGCAGTAGAAAATCTGCGATTTACTTTTCCTTGTTTTCGGACCGCAGCTCCGCCATAAGCTGCGGTCCT